AACCACACCTTGGCCAGGAAAGTTTACAACTGGATTAATTCTAGATTTATAAAGTATGTCTCTATCTGCTTTTAGTGGGTTGTAAGAAAGTTTAATTGCACCTCTTATATTACCACGACTGTAACCAGCAGGTGAGAACCACGGATCAGCAACTGTATCTGTGTATGCACAAAGACCAGCTGTATCACCATTCAGTGGCACATACCGATAAACATCATTGTACTTGTCATACATGTATTTGTATCCACTATCGAATACCATGTAAGATGATGATGGACATGCATCAAAACCGTCTTTAACATTCTTAGTCATGGTTACATTACTTGTTCCACCAACTGTTGCACCCCGATACGGAGAAACAAATCCTACGCAATCTCTACGAGTTTCGCAAAGAGCGGTAATCATTGTTACATGTGTATCCATTCCTGTTACGGTATCTGCAACACCAGAACTTGGCCCACCTAATACTAGGTTAACGTCAAGATTTTCTGTGTCCTCAAACTTATCGTATGCAAGTTCAATTTCTCCAGCAGTAACAGAATAATCATCTGTTCCACCAGTTAGTGTATCAACAACAACTTCACTTACTAATGTGTAGTCTGTTCCTGTTGTAACATCTGTACCCCAATTAGTACCTTGACTGAGATGATCCGTCCAGTAAATAAATTGTGACTTACGGAAAATAACATTTGGATAATAGTTGTTATCCCCTTGTGGAGATTTGCCTTTAGTGTTTTTAGACATAGCAGCAAAAACTTCAACAACTGAACTTGTCCGTTGTCCTGCAACATCAACATCATAACCAGTGATATCACCAGTTGTGTCGTATACTGCAACGTGAAGTTCATCTTCTTCACCACGACCATTTGCAGTCGCCCAAGCAGATGTGCCTGGCGCACCATCAAATAAGTCAGAAAATCTCCAACGTCTTGTGATGTATGAGTTGTCAGGAATTACAGTTTGTAATCCGCCACTAGCTGGGTCATCTAACAAACGAAATGTTAGAGTATTAGTTGAGACAGAAGTTACTTCGTATTCTTGGTTTTTAGACTCTATGTTTGTATCTGCTGTAAATGCAAGAACAACATCATCTGCAACTGTGATTGCTTTGTCAAGTATCACTGCACTCTGTGTAGTGACTGTTGCAATTTTAACAACCTCACCACCATCAGAAATTCCTGCACCGATTACTCGTTGTCCAACTGCCGCAGTACCAGAGTTACCATTAATCGTAAGGTTTTTAGATGCAACTGTGATTGCACCATCAACAACTGCTGTAATAGTATTGTTTGTTTGGAAACCAATGATGTCACCAACTGAAATTGTAGCATTTGATGCATCTTGGTCATCAACCGTAATAGACAAATCACCAACCGCACCAGCACCATTAACTAGGTTAAGTGTACCAAGTGGTTGTGTAAATGCCCTTTTGCCTGGGCAAATGGATACACCAAGTGAGTTACCATGTGTTCCAGCAGACCTTGCAGCCCACTCACCATGAGAACCTTCACCAGCTGCAAAGGATGCTTCGTAATGATCATCATCACGAATAAGTATACCTGAGTTTGCACCTGCGTTTAATACTGCTGATTCTGCACGAACTATACGAAGTGAATCAGAATATTGTAAAAAGTTAGCGGCTGTAAACCAAAACTCAAAGTTATCTGCTTGTGGTTTGCCGAATAATGATACCAGTTGTTCCTCTGAACTAATTGTAGTTACAGAAGAAACCGGCCCTCTTTCAAATGGCCCTGCAATCGCACCAATAGAGGTGGATACTGCTGGGATAACATTTGTAAGGTCTATCTCTCTGACTTGAACGCCAGGGCTTACTAGAAATGCCATGTCTCTTACTCCTTATCTTATAGAGTGTAATTTTATTCTTCGTTTATATTTATAAAAAACCAGTTTCCAAAAAGTCAGTTTTATAAGTGTCGTTACATATAAATAAACTCATGTCAAATAAACATTACGAAAAATATAAAGATACTATTAAAAGGGTAGCTCGTAGAAACTATCGCAAGAGAATTGTTTTACTTAACGAATTCCTTGCAGATAAGTCATGTAAACACTGTGGTGAAAGCGAAACTGTCTGTCTAAAATTTTATCCTCACGATTCTGAAATACGAAAGATAACAAAAAGAGTTGGTGTAAATGATGAAAGTCGTAAAGAAATAATTAAACTTATAGACACATCTTTAATACTATGTTCAAATTGTTGGATAAAGAATGATTCTGACCTAATTGAATTTATTTAGACTTTTACCAATTTGTATCGTGGGTTCTAACCACTGGGCTCCAACGTGTTCCATATTCATCCACCGTTGTTGTTTCTAATGGGTCATCTACTCCATTATCTATAAAACCAAATGGCGCCATGTCCTGTTCCAACATATCCTGTTGTTCTGCCATCATAGTCTGTCGTATATCCATATCAGTCAATTCTTTAAAATATGTCTGGTCTGTTGCCCATGCAAATATAAACAAACACGCAACCAAATCATCTGTGCAACCAGAATCAGCTTCAAAAGATTGTCCCTTAACAATAAATGTAGATAGTTCATTGATAATTTGTAGGTCTTGAATAATCAGTTTATCATCTTCAATCATCTGTTTAAGATTGGAACAACCTATTCGTTTTACAGCCTTAGTTGTTCTTACTCCTAATTGCGCTCTACCCCCACTAAAACCCCCGCCAAGCACTTGGCCTGCACGCCCACGCATACTTGCCATGATTAGATTATCATATTCCAAATCAAACTGCATAGTCGAGGCAACCTGTTCTCCAATGTCATTCACCTCAATGAGAACGAATGATTGATTGTATGCTTTTGCAACATCATATATCTTAGCAGGAAATAATAGGGGTTTTATTTCGTTGTCACGATATTTTGCAACAACCTTATACGGCATTTGTGATACATCAAATACTAGAAATGCAGAGTAATCATTAGATGTTCCTCTAGAAACATCAGCCGTCAATACATATGTGTGGTCTTTTAATGGTTTTTCAAACACATCAAGACCAGCATTAGATTGAATTGGTGGAATGTAGGACAGGACTCTTAGTTTTCGTGCTGCAATTAATGTATCGATACTGCCTAAGAATTCACACTCAAACTCTGTGTTAAACTGTTGTTCACTTGTATTCTTTATAGTTTCTGCTTTCCAGTTTTCGTCTCGGCCTGGGATTTCACTCCAATGAACTTCAATGGGGATGTAAGAGTTTCTTTGGTTCTCTGCATCATTCCACAATTTGTAAAACATATTCATACCATGAGGAGTCGATACTATCATGACTTTTGTAGTTTTACCTGAACTGATTGTTGGGTATACTGAACTAAAGAATTGTTCTGCTACGTTGGAGGGGACGTATGCAAACTCATCAAGGAAAATAATATTATATGAACCACCACGAACAGCACTGGCAGAAGTAGAACTTGCAAGAATTTTAGAACCATTCTCTAACTCTAAAGAGCCTTTGTTCCAACTCATCACTCCTTGTTGTAACCACTTAGGTAGGTGTTCATATGCGAGTTGTAAGCGTCCTAGCAAGTCTCTGGCAGTCGCAGCTTTGTTAGCGAGTATCGCAACATTAACTGATTCGTTGAATAAGACATAATGCAACAAATATGCTATAATGGTTGTAGATTTACCAGACTGTCTAGGAAGTTTACAAATAGTAAAACGATTGTTATGAAATGTACCAACCATTTCTTTTTGGAAGTCGTACATCTTAAATGGAACTAGACCTTCATCCAATGACACAATCATAATATAGTTTTCTATAAAATATTGAGGATCATTCATGCACTTAGCGTACTCTTGGACTTCTTTTTTTGTCCACTCTTGAGATACGTTTGCCCGTTTGAGGTTGGGATTACCTAAGTATACTCCTTGTTCAGACATTTTATAAATTTCCGTGAATTAAAAAGTTACACGCTATACTTATTCTTGTTGTGTTCTTAGTACTTGGTGCAACACCATGTTCTAACCAACTTGGAAACAATATAACCTCTCCAGCATCAAACGGTCTTTTACCAATTACATTACTATACGGTTGTTTTAAAAATCTATGAGAAGCGTCCATAGCTTCTTGTGTTCTTGGGTCTTTGAGGTATAAAGTTGCATCTTCTGTTGGTGTTACATAATATACTGCTGACCAACTAGCTTCTTCATGAATGTGGGGCATAGTGTATTGACCTTCTTTTGCAATGTTTGCCCAACTATTATATAAACTGATACATGCTTCATCACGGTAAAGATCACTTAGAATTTCATTTACACTCTCAATTATATTTTTTCTTAAAGGTTGAAGTGATGGTAATTCTTCAAGTAAAGCTTTATCACTTTGCCAACCACCACCTTGTACTGGATTGAATTGAAATCCCTTTCCTTGTTTTTCTCTGGCTAATACTTCCCTTCCAATCAAATCATTATCTAAGTTTTCTAGTTTATAATTAAAAATTGTGGTTGACCACAATTGTTGTTTCTCAATATTCATAATATAATCCTAATTGTTAATTCAAATGTTATTTCTTTTCTTTCAACATCTTTTGTAGTTCAGCTGTAGAACCAACATACAGTGCGTTGTTTACAGTTCTTGGAGCATGGTTTGGCACTTCTTTCAATTTTCTCATTTTCTCTTGCAGCTCCCCAAGTTTCTCTGTAACCTCTGCAACTTGTTTAATACCATTGAGTGCAACTTCGTAAGTTCTTGGGTGTTCTGATTCTTTTGCAAGTTCTAGAATACCATCAATTGCATCTTGACCACGTTCAATCAGATTGTAAAGATTTTCTCTTTGATACTTATAATCCTTGTCAACATCTTCGCTAGTAATGTTTGAAGATATTGAACACCCGTCTCTAACATCACCAGTTATTTTTTCAATATAGGTTGACTCAGGAACAATCTTTTCTATGACACCCAAAGTTTTATCAAGTCGTAACGTAGACTCTTTATTCATCTGAACCTGTTACTGGATTATATTCTTTAGCATCCTCATAGAAAGAAGTTGCTTCGTTAAATCCAAAATTATCATCTGCATCAGCACTTGTTGGATTTGGTGTAACTGTAAGTCTTTGTTCTCTCTTAGGCGAATTAACTTCTGAGTCAGTATACTGATCAACTTGAACAGTCTTGATAACCTTACTAGAAGTAACAGGGCCATACAAGTAAAATTTTGCAGTAAATGAAAGAGTGTATATTAATGCTCTACGAGTAGTAAAATCACCTTGATAGTCATCTTCATACGAAATAGAATTTAATACAATAGGAACATCTCTTTTACTATCCATTGAAACATTGTCATTAATTGTCAATGTATAATCTGGTTGAAAGTATGGAAGAATCTGTTCTACAATTTGTAATGCATCATCAGATTGTTTTGCCATAACGTATAGTTCTATTGATAGATTATACGGTACAGGCATATACTGTGCATCTAATTGTTTAGCGTTTGCACCTTTAACTTTTTTAAATCGTTGAACACGATTTAGTTTGCGCCCTGCATCATATTCTAAATTTTGAATTTCAAATCCAATACGAGGCAAAGTAATCGCAACTTGTTTAGTTAGGTCTGCATCTTCATTCAATCGTACTAAAAACTTTTCTCTTGGGCCATACGCAAGAGGAACTTTCATAGATTGAATTATGTTTCCAGAATTGTCTTTACGAACAAGATTGATATTGTTAAACATTGTTCCAAATGAAACAATAACCTTTCTTATACTTTCATGGTAGAACTGCGTACCTAGCATTATGTATTACTCCCTACGTCTCCGAATGGATTAGATTCGGTAAAGTCCAGAACTGTTGCGCTTTGTTTCGTAAACAGTTCGTTTTGTGCATTTTTATCAGTCACCATATCTCCTACTATATAGTCTTCCTGTATTATATATGAATTATCACCTGTATCAGCAGAGTTTTCAATCAACATACTTTCACCGACAGAGGTGGAATCACTTTCACCAAGTATATTACCGCCAGCTGTTACAGCTGTTTCTCCAAGAAGCAATCCTGCATCATCACCAGTTCCTAATTCAAGTCTTATTTCTTCTGTTACAGCTGAAGATTGTTCCATTGTAAATTGATGGACTAGAGCATCTATTGATAACTCATCTTCAATCGCATCAATGTCTGCAATACCTGTATCAATAACTTCTGCACTATAATCATACAGACGACATCTTAATTTGTAAACTGGATTGTTGTCTAGTTGATAAAATGGTTCATCGTGGTCTACGAAATTGACTTGAAACATTTTATCAAGTACAGGATGATATACTACATCACCTTCGTTTGGTCTATCTGCGGCTGTTGCAGAGGTGTCTTGTATAATGTAAAAACTAGAATCCCCCGATGCAGTTGACAGAGTAGATGAATTGCCTGTCTGATTTATTGTTT